CATGAACTCCAGTCTTCTCCGCCTTTAGTCATGTGAAACACGGCTTCTGCGTTTTTAACTGGGCTAAATAGTTCAGCATTTAAATCAAGATCAAGTTTATCCCTACGATCTGGACCTAAAGTTCCAAGCATGTTAATCTGAAAGATACCATAAGAGGAATCTCCAGTCTTGGTGTTTCCATTAAAAGCAAATGGACGACCATTGGATTCAGCCTTAGCAACTGCCCAAGCAGTTCTTAGACCTTTTCCAGTGAACCCTACTGCCTTAAGTAATTCAACCAACTGGCTGTCAGTCAAACTTGTCGCATTTTCATACTTAGTAAGTATTTCTTTATTTTTATCCTTAGAAAGCAGAAAAGCCACCTTTGGGGTGGCAAGAGAAACTGCTCCCTTTTTAGATAAATTATTACTAGCAGCATTACTTGGAATAGCCCCCAAAATAGAGACCAAAACAAATGTGCAACTAATTACCCCTACAAGCATTTTATTGTTATTCAAGTTTTTCCTCCTAAAATGCATATAGCACCATAACAGTGCTATAGCACTAGTATAACATAAATATTACCCGCAAGTCAAGTTACGTGAAGTGATATAATATAATAACTATGGCATCAGGTGAAACAACAATATATGATATTCCTTACCCTGTCAATTCTGACCCAGTAGATGTTGCTGGAGATATTCAAGCATTAGCAGAGCGTATAGAGGTTATTTTACCTACTATTGGTTTGCCTTATCATACTATTGAAGTTACAAATGATAGTGGTGTAACAATAAATAAAGCAGATCCAGTTTATATTTCTTCATATAATTCTACAAGTGGTAAGCCCGAAGTTACAAAATCACAAGCAAGTGATATAACAACATTTCCAGTAATAGGATTAGCACAAGCATCAATTGGAAATGGTAGCGATGGTGTAGTAGTTATTTCTGGTGTGTTTACAGGAGTTGATACTTCTACATATACCGCTGGAGATACACTATATGTTGGATCAAGCGGTGGTCTGACTGCAACGCAACCAATTACAGCAACAACAAACTCAGGTGTAGTCGGAGTTGTTTCAAAAGCAAATGTTAATGGAACTATTTTAGTTGGTTCATTTAAAGGTAATGGCACTTGGGGATCTATGAAAGCAGGGTTAGCATAATGGCACAATATCGAAATCAGTCACCATATCAAATTGGCTCTATACCACCACAATCCGTATGGACAATTGTTAGAGGAGATACGGCATCTTTTAAAATGTATGTACAGGATGACTCTGGAAATCCTTTGGTAATTCCTGATTGGACAATTAAAATGGATTTTTATAGAGAAGGCGCAACAAGCAATCCAGTTCTTGAAGTATTTCCAGAAGCAGATCCAGATGACGGTAGCGGTGAGTTTACAGTATTTTTAGAATCTTCTGAAACAGAGATTTTACAAACTGAAGACCAGTTTGATATTCAAATGTCTCTACCATTAGATGAGGTAGTTTGGACAGTTTTGCAGGGTACCGTAACAATGGTAGAGGATATCACTGACTAATGGCAACAGCCACTGTTATTAATACAGACAGTCAAAGGGTTGTTGAAATTAACCCTACCTGTAAAAATAGAGAATCTATTGTTTTATATGAACTTCCTTTTAAAATAAGAATAACAAATATTAAAGTCCCAGGTTATAGCCCTATAGATGTGCCTCCAATTGGCATTGCTATCGTTGGTTTGAATAACTATATTTTATGATATAATCACAATATGGCAATCCTACCCATCAATCAACTAAAAGCAAAATTTGAGACTGGCGATAGACCAACAGGACAAGACTACGCTGATTTGATTGATACAGCATCTTTTAGAGCAGACTCTTTAGGCGGGGATGGAAATAACGCCGTAACAGTAAATGGTATAGAGTCAGCAACAGTCTTTGACACTATTGATACCTCTGTATGGAGAACTGTAAAGTATATGATTCAGTTGTCACATGTTGGGTCAAATTCTTATAGAAGTACTGAAATTAACTTAGTTTTTGATGGAACTAACCAAAATGTTACAGAGTTTGCCTCAGTTGCTAATACTGGAAATAATGTTGGAAATATAACTGCCAGTTTAAATTCTGGTACAATTAGCATGACGGTAACACCAACACTAACGCCGATGACCATAAGGTACTACCGCACTGGTTTGAAGGCTTGACCCAAAGGAGTAAAGAATGGCTACAGTCGACAAAGCCTTTCGTATTAAAAATGGGCTTGTAGTAGAAGGATCATCTGCTACAGTCAATGGCTCTAATGTTTTGACAGAAGCCAGCACAGAGTTTCTCCAAGACACAACTGGAGCAATGTTTACAAATGGTACCTATACAGGTATTACATTTACTTATAACGACTCAACAGGTGTAATTGATGCTGCAGTATCTACAACACCTACATTTTCAGATAGAATTATTTTTGAAGGCTTAACCCCTGACGCATATGAATTAACACTTCTTTCACCAGAACCAACACAAGATGTTACAGTAACACTTCCAAATGCAACAACAACTCTTGTTGGTAAGGATACAACAGATACATTTACAAATAAAACTTTTAATACAGCATCAACTGGAAATACACTTCAGATTAATGGAAATACTGTAAACTCTTATGTAGGATCTGGATCAAATGTTGTTCTTAGCAGCAGCCCTACAATTACTTCTCTATATGTTGCAAATGGTCTTAATGTTAATGGTGCAACAACAGGAACTACACAAATTGTTGCAGCAAATACAGCATCAGGTGTTTTAACACTACCTGCAGCAACAGGAACAATTGCTCTTACTTCTGATATCCCATCTTTGACAGGGTACGTAACAGAAACTGGTACACAGACACTAACAAATAAGACAATTTCTGGTACATCAAATACAATTACAAACATTGCAAATGGTTCTCTTGAGAATTCATCAATTACAATTAATGGTACAGCGACTTCACTTGGTGGAACTCGTACACTCGTAACAGATGATATTTCTGAAGATGCATCACCAACAAATAAGTGGTTTACTGATGAACGAGCACAGGATGCAGTAGCACAGGCAATTGCAAATGGTACTCAAACAAATATTACAATTACCTACGATGATACTGCAAACTCACTATCATTCAACGCCTCTGGCGGAGTATCAAGCATCTCTGGAACAGCAAACCAAATTGCTGCATCAGCATCTACTGGAGCAGTAACTCTTTCTCTTCCAAATGCAGTAACATTCCCAGGAACTGTAACACTTAATGCAGATCCAGTAAATGCTCTTGAAGCAGCAACAAAGCAATATGTTGATGCTGTTGCACAGGGTTTAAATGTTCATGCTGCTTGCCGTGTTGCAACAACAAGTAATGTTGATTTATCAAATGCTCTTGAAGCAGGAGATGTAGTAGATGGCGTAACGCTAGTCGCTGGTGATCGTGTTCTTGTTAAATCACAGTCAACGACTTCTCAAAATGGTATTTATGTAGTACAGTCTTCTGGAGCAGCAGTTCGTGCAGCAGACTTTAATACACCAACAGAAATTGTTCCAGGTGATTTTACATTCGTATCTGAAGGAACACTTTATAACAATACTGGATGGGTACAAACAGAAGTAGTAACTACAGTAGGAACTAGCCCAATTGTATTTGAGCAGTTCTCTGGTGCTGGAACATACTTGGCTGGCAACGGTATAACACTAACTGGAAATACATTTGCAATTGACACAGCAATTACTGTAGATCTAAACTCTACTCAAACTCTTACAAATAAGACTCTAACAAGTCCAAGTTTGACAAATCCAACAGTATCAGGACTATATCTCTCAGACAATAACATTGTTATTGAGGGTACAAACGATACACACGAAACCACATTAACATTTACAGATCCTACACAGGATAATACAATTACATTTAAAGATGCTACAGGTACCGTTGCATTTACATCAGATATTGAAACTGCTGTAGATAACTTTGGTAATGCAGTAACTGGTGGTACAGGAATTAGTGCTTCATATGCATCAACTTCAAATGTACTAACAATTACAAACGTAGGCGTAACAAGCATTGCAGGAACTGCTGATCAAATTTCAGCAACTGCTTCAACTGGTTCAGTAACATTGTCTCTACCACAGAGCATTGCTACAACATCTAGCCCAACATTTGCTAGTGCAACACTTGGATATATTACTCTTGCAGATGCATTTATTGGAACTGCTACAACAAGCATTTCTGGCACAAGCGCAACTGTAGTTGATTCATGGTCAGCAGCATCATTTGGTTCAGCAAAGTATATTGTTCAAATGACAAATGGAAATGACGTTGAAGTTCTTGAGGTTCTTGTAACTGTAGATGGAAATAACAATGTCTATCTAACAGAATATGCAGATATTCAGAGCAATACACAACTTGGTACAACAGATGCAGATTATTCAGGCGGAGATGTTCGTCTGCTAGTCACATCAACAAATGGTACATCAGTAAAGGTACACAAGACGCTTATCGAAGCGTAATGTGAACCACGAAGGGACAGTGAACTTCAGTGGCAACAACAAATAAAGACTTTGTAGTAAAGCAAGGACTCAAGGTTGCTACTGGAGTTACATTTCCAGATAATTCTGTACAAACAACAGCCTATACAGGTTCACCACTAACTGTAGGATCAACATTTCCAGTAAGTCCATCTACTGGCGCTATGCATTTGGACACAGTAACATCAAAAATATATTATTATTATAACTCTACTTGGAATCCTTTAGCAAATTATGATGATACACAAAGTGTTGTTGATCATGATCACGATGCTGGTGGTTTTGTAGAAGATACATATCAGTACACTGGAAATGGTGTAACATTGCCAGCATTTATTTGGAAAGATTTTGATGGTGGATCTCCATCTACAACGTCATTTTCAGCAGTTATAGACGGTGGGGCAGCAGTATGACAAATTTTGGTATAATAGAACCTAACATGGAGGTAAATCGTGGCAGTTAGAATTCAGATGCGTAGGGGCACGACCTCCGAATGGAATAATGCAGACCCAACACTAAATGCAGGAGAGATTGGCTACAATACAACCCTGGCAGCATTTAAAATTGGAGACGGATCTACAGTATGGTCTGAGTTAGATTATTATCAGACAGCAGCCAGTATTACTCCACAAGAAATCAATGCTATTGATATATCTGAAAAGGGTGCAGCAAATGGTGTTGCAGAACTTGATGGAGATAAAAATGTTATAACTGCAAGCAAGGTTGTTTTTGAAGGTGCTACAGTAGATGCCTATGAAACGTACATTCAACTTGGTGCAGAGCCAGCAGTAGCAGATACTACATTTACTCTACCAACAACTTCTGGAACTATTGCATTAACTTCAGATCTTTCTGCATATGCTCTTCTAACAGGCGCTACTTTTTCAGGTGCTGTGACAGTTAATGGTGACCTAACAGTTACTGGTACTACAACAACCATTGATACACAAAATCTACAAGTAGAAGACAAAAATATTGTTCTTGGCTATGGTGCAACATCAGATGCTGCTGTAGATGGTGGCGGTATTACATTAACAGGTGCTACAAACAAAACATTTACATGGGTAGATGCAACAGATGCATGGACCTCATCAGAACATATGAATCTTGTTTCTGGTAAATCATATAAGATAAATAATACTGCAATATCAGCAGCCTTACCATCCCTTACATGGGGAGATGTTAAAAATGGTAAGTCTGGTCTTGTAATTAGTTAAGTACTTTTAAATTTTATAAGCACTCAACCTTAACTTAACACTTAAAGTTCAATTTTGAACTTGATTTTAATAAATAACATATGCTATACTTGGGTAGTACTTTGAATTTAACAAAGTACTTTAATTTTTTTTAGTGAGAGGTTTACAAAATACAATGTCAGATATCTTTTCTTTCCGTTTATTAGATGATTTTATTGCAAAATATAAGGATGTTGAGCCTCCTTTTGGTTTTGCAGACGCTGGAGGAAACTCTTTAGGAGAAATCACCTTTATCAGAACATACTCAAGGGTAAAGGAAGACGGTACAAAAGAACGCTGGCATGAGGTTTGTAAGCGTGTAATTGAGGGTATGTACTCAGTTCAAAAGAACTGGGCAAAAGAAAATCGCCTACCTTGGAATGACAATAAGGCTCAAAAATCTGCACAAGAAGCATATGATCGTATGTTTAATCTAAAGTGGACTCCACCAGGACGTGGTATGTGGGCTTTTGGTACACCCATGACAATGGAAAAGCGCAACTCTGCTGCTCTTCAAAACTGTGCAATGGTATCAACAAAAGATCTAGATAAAAATGATCCAGGTGCATTATTTGCATGGGTAATGGATGCCCTTATGCTTGGAATTGGTGTAGGCTTTGATACAGTTGGTGCTGAAAAAGATTTTATTATTTATGCACCTACAGAGCCAGTAGTTACATATGAAATCCCAGATACTCGTGAGGGATGGGTAGAATCAGTTCGTCTATTGCTTAATTCATTTTTACGCCCTAATCAAAATATTCAAGAATTTGACTATACCCTTATCCGTCCTCTAGGAGCACCGATTAAAGGCTTCGGTGGCGTTGCAAGCGGTCCTCAGCCACTAATTGACCTCCATACACGCATTCGTAAAGTTATTGGCGGTAGGGCTGGAGAAACCTTAGATAGCCGTGCAATTGTTGATATTGTAAATCTTATTGGAACATGTGTTGTTTCTGGAAATGTTCGTCGTTCTGCAACACTTGCGTTAGGTGCAGCAGGAGATCAAGATTTTATTAATTTAAAAAATGCAGAAGTATTTCCTGATAGAAATTCATATGATTCAGAAAATCCAGGTTGGGCATGGATGAGTAATAATTCTATTTCAGCAACAGTTGGAACTAATTATGACGAATATGTTGATCTTATTGTAAATAACGGAGAGCCAGGATTTATTTGGCTAGATGTTGCTCGTAATTATGGAAGACTAAAAGACTCTCCAGATGGCAAGGACTATCGTGTTATGGGATTTAACCCATGTGCAGAACAGCCATTAGAGTCGTATGAACTTTGCACACTTGTTGAAGTTCATTTAAATCGACATGAAAGCAAAGAAGATTTCTTGCGTACTTTAAAGTTTGCTTATCTTTATGGAAAAACAGTTACATTAATTCCTACACATTGGCAACAAACAAATGGCATTATGCAACGAAATCGTCGTATCGGAACCTCATTAACTGGCATTGCTTCATTTGCAGACAAGAAGGGTTTGCCTGCAGTACGTGAATGGATGGATGAGGGATATCAAAAGATTCGTCACTATGATCATCAGTATTCAGAATGGCTATGTGTTCGTGAATCAATTCGTGTAACTACAGTAAAGCCATCTGGATCTGTATCTATTTTATCTGGAGCAACTCCAGGAGTTCACTGGGCACCAGGAGGGGATTATTTCCTTCGTGCTATTCGTTTTGGAGAAACAGATCCAATGCTTCACTTGTTTAAGGCAGCAGGATATAAGATTGAAAAAGATCTAGTATCAGCAAATACACAAGTAGTTTATTTCCCAGTCCATTCTGGTCACCCACGTTCTGAGAAAGATGTTACATTATTTGAAAAAATTGCTCTTGCAGCAACTGCTCAAAAATACTGGTCAGATAATGGAGTATCTGTAACCTTATCATTTGATAAAGAAACAGAGTCTAAGCATGTTGCTCCAGCATTACATATGTATGAAGGTCAGTTAAAGGCAGTATCATTTTTGCCAATGGGAAATACTGTATACCCACAGCAGCCATATACTCAAATAACTAAAGAAGAGTATGAGTCTTATATTGGTCAAATTAAGAAGATTAACTGGTCTGCCATTTATGATGGGGTAGATAATCTAGAGGCTCTTGGAGAGGCATACTGTACTACTGATTACTGCGAAATAAAAATATCCTAACTGATATAATTATGGATAAGGAGTGATATGTCCATACCGTCCAATTTATATGCAGAAAAGGTATATTCTGAGCAACCCCAAATTTTGTGGTCGCTAGATGACCAGGCTGATTATATAACATTAATTACAGAAGCACAACGAGATATATCAGATTCTTGGACTCTTACAAACTGCGTTGCCAGTACATCAGGTATTGATGTTAATCAGCCTTTTGAAAATAGCGTATTAAATTTTGTTGAAGGAGACGTTCCTACTACAAGTTCTTTGACTATTCAGTGTGTTAGCGAAGACCTTGTAAATTTTACTAACTTAAATTCATCTCTTGGATCTTTTAGTGTTGGCGGATATTTTTATTCTAATAGCCCTTATTTAACACAAGTTCAGATAGGTTTTGAGTATACAGATACAACAACATCTCAAATAGTTCAAGAACTAGAATCTTTCGATACTTCTATATTTGGGTCTTGGAGTTTTGTATCGGGCACTTTTGATATACCAAATGAAAATACTGCTTTTAGAGCAGTTATAAAATTTGTTTATTCTTCTGGGGGTGTATCAACATCAGACTATCAATTTTATGTTAATGGCATTACTGCAGGTCAATGGTCGGAAGAATTTAATGCTGTTTCTCTTGGAGTTACTCCAATTTCTTTACCATCTACTATTGCTTTAACAGCAGATGCTGCAGTCGAAGCAGATGCATATGGATTGGGAGGCGAATCTGGGTATTATCTAGTTAACAATAATTCTTTAGTAGCAAGAAACAGCGGTGTTCCAATGGTATACGGCGCATCAGGAATAACTAGATTAACACCAAATGAATCTAACAAGCCATCTATAATAGTTCCTGGACAAGGATTTTTAAATGAAGTTGGAAAATATAAAGACTATACTGTTGAGTTTTGGATCAGAGTAAATTCTGACGCATATACACCAAGAAGAATTTTTGGACCAATTGCATCTTCCGATGGGCTTTATGTAGAATCTGGCTTCCTTACTATGGTTATTGGAAATCAGTTTGCCTCACATTTTGTTGGTGAGTGGTTCAGACCAATGCTTGTTCATTTTAGAATTATTCGTAATAATGCAAGTCTTTTAGTCAATGGAGAAGAAGTCATAAATATTTCTTTAAACACTGATTCTTTATCTTTGCCTTCAGAATTAGACAATGCTGGAGATAGTCAAGATTGGCTAGGATTTTATTCATATAACGATGTTACCCCAATCGAATTAGACTGTGTAGCAATTTATCCATATTCTGTTGCTATAAATGTTGCAAAACGTAGGTGGGTATATGGTCAAGGTGTGCTGTCACCAGAAGCAATTAACTCTGCTTACGGAGGAACACAGGCTTTTATAGATTATCCTTTTGCAGACTATACAGGAAATTATAGTTATCCAGATTTTGCTCAATGGGAGCAGGGAACATTTGATAATCTTTCAACAACCAATACTGCATTAACAACACCAGAATATTCGCTTCCAGAAATTTTTTTAAGCAGCAAAACACTGCAAGAACTTTATGATGATAATCAAGAAATCCAAGATCCAACAGATAGCAATTTTATAACTTTTAGACCTAATGGTTCTTGGAGTAGCGAAGAATGTTATTTTAATTTTCCAAGATTTAATGTTCTTAATGATGAAATTCATACAGTCTATGGAGTATTTAGTTCAGATGATTTGGCTTCAGAAGAAACATTATTTAAAATCTATAACAGGCTCACTGGAAATTATTTTGCTATTCGTAAAGATGTAGACGAAATTCATTACTATTTATACTTTAATGGAGTAGAAGAAGAAATTTATACTACAGATATTATTGTGGCAGATGAAAAATATGCAGTAGGAATTAAGATAGCCTCTCTTGTTTCATTCTTTGGAGGAAATGTTGCATCTTTCTTTGGCAATCGTAATGGCTTAGAAATGTATGTTGGAGGAGACGAAACTGGAACATATCAATTTACTGGAAAGATTTATTCTATAGGTATTTCTAGTGCCTATAATGCAAATGAGATATCTGATCATTTTGAAACAAATGGAACTGCTATTTTAGATAGTTATTTAGCAACTGGTTCAGCAGAGTCTGCTAATGCTAAAGCACTTCTTGCTCATACTGCAAGTTATACTCTACTTCCTTCGGAAGCATATAATACATATTTTCTAGATATTGGAGTTTCTGGGTACTGGGAAGATTATCTACCACTATCTTATTTTGCACAATATGTAGCAAATGATGTTGGTAATAGTTATTACGATTTAGATTTTTTGCAGTTTAATTTAGGATATCCATCACCAACAAAATTAGCAGAATCTGAAATAGTGGGGTCTTGGACATATAATGAATTAAAAGAAGCATATTCTCATCCAACTCAAAAAACATATTATCAATTAGATAATAGTTTATATACTGGTTGGAATAATTATACCGACATGGCTGAAAAATCACAAAAATATTATGAGTACGATACCACAGATGCTGTGGTTAGAAGTTATATAACTCTTCAATATATTGCAGAAGGGGCAAATACTCCTATTAGCGAGTTTGCAAATTATGTTCCAGCAAAAGAAAATAAAATTATTAACATTGATGAGTATTCTAACTGGCTTACAACAAAGTTTGAAGTTATTGATAATACTTTAATTTATCCTACAAAAACTGTTGACTTTAATGACTTAGCAATTGTTTATCACTTAGATTTTAATATTCGTGGTATTTTGAGAAAACCAATTAAATTGCGTAGACTTGAGTTGGCTTCACAAGCGTTTAATGATAATGCATTTAATCCTATAGGAACGAGATTTGGAGTTAATATATTTCCATATACCAGATCTGGTTTATATTACGATTATAAAGCACAAAATCCATTTAGCATTTATAAAGGTAGCACTCCATATCTTTATTTGAATAGAACTTCGGGTATTGAAGTTCGTGGTGATTTCAGCCCACTAGTTTCTCGTGGTTTAGCAATTCCGATTAACTCAACTCTTGCAGATAACTATCGTGTTAGTGCTATGCAAATTTGGATGCGCTATGATCAAGAACAGTTTCCGATTACACCCACAGAAATATTTGAGATTGTATATAAAGGAGACACAATTAAGTTCTATATGGTTGCAGATAACCCAGATGGAACAAGAGCAAAAATATATGCTAGAAGTTTAAATACAGGTCAGGCATATAATGGATTATCATATTTTATAAATGGATCTCTTGTAAGAGAACCAGTTTTAACTATTGAAGAGTGGTCAGTTCTAGGTATAGCATTTTCTACTGCACTAAATCTAGACTTATTTATTGGCGGTATTAATCTAACTGGTCCTCTAGTATTTAACAATATTTCATATTATCAAGCAAATAATCTTCAGCAGGTACAAAGTAACTTAACCAGACCATGGCTTAAGGTAAAAACAGATGGATTTACTAATTTTGACTGGGAATACTGGATTAACAGTTTTACTTGGGAAGGTGTCCTTATTATTTCTGCTTCCGACCAATACGGAGTAAGCCCGTCTGAAGTTTATAAGACCTATATTGGAACTAATAAGATTATTATTGATGATGATGAAGGCATGATGTTTGATGCAGATAAGGTTAAGATTTATAATGACACCACTTGGACCGTTAGACTTGGTTCAGCGGTATAATCTGGTATACTTTAGTACATGAATCCATTAATTAGTCAAAAAACTGGTAAACCCATTGTAAGCAATGTACGCCGTAAGGTCATTCCTAAAAGTTATGACTGGGGACTATATGTTTATAAGAAAGCAAATGGAAAATGGTTTACAGATGGCGAAGGAAATGTATTAAACATCCCATCTATGAAGGGTGATATCTCTAAGATTGCAGAGTTGAAGGCTGCTGCAGTTCACTATGGAGATGACGGTCAAGGAAAAGCGGTATTCGTACCAGGACTAAATAGAATTACTGATGAAGAATATACAGAACAAATGGATAGATTAAAGAGTGGACTTATTCCATCTATGAACGATCTTGGTGCTTGGAAGGCTGCACAAGATACACTTGATACTCACGGAAGAGAAGCATACGATTCATGAGCGAACAATACGATTATGATTTTATTCAGGCTAGTCTTAAAACACAAGAAGACCCTGAAAGTTTATTTAAAGGACAAGATCCTTTTACAAAAGATTGGTCAATATTAAAAGAATATTCTGGACTAGATCAAAACTTTAAACGTAGAACTACAAGAAATGTTTCTAAGGTTTACGGATACAATGCGGTAGAACCAACAGCCCGTTATTTGGAAAATGCTAACGCTATTCCAATGGGACAAGACGGTAGTGGTTCTAAGCAGATTAATCCTGGAACGGTATACCGAAATGGTTATGGACTATTTGATGTAATTACACCACCATACAACATGTATGAGTTAGCAAGTTATTATGATACATCTTTTGCCAATCACGCAGCCATTGATGCTAAAGTAGAAAATGTTGTTGGTCTTGGATATCGTTTTGATATTACAGACCGCACAATGCTTCGCTTTGAAACTAATGGTGATTCAGGAGCGGTAGATAGAGCACGTCGTCGTATTGAAAGAATGAAACTAGAAATTCGTGAGTGGCTAGAGTCACTTAATGATGATGATTCATTTACAAATACAATGGAAAAAATTTATACAGATCTTCAGGCTACAGGTAATGGCTTTTTAGAAATAGGAAGAACAGTATCTGGAGAGATTGGATATGTAGGACATATTCCATCTACAACTATTCGTGTACGCCGTCTTCGTGATGGATTTGTTCAGATCATTGGACAGAAGGTTGTTTATTTCCGTAATTTTGGAGCAACTAATCCAAACCCAATGACTACAGATACACGTCCAAATGAAATTATTCATATCAAAGAGTATTCTCCTTTAAACACCTATTATGGAATTCCAGATATTATTTCTGCAGTTTCTTCTCTTATTGGAGACTCTTTGGCTGCTCAATATAATATTGATTATTTCCAAAACAAGGGTGCACCACGTTATATCATTACGGTCAAAGGTGCCAAACTTTCTGCAGACGCAGAAGATAAGATGTTTAGATTCTTGCAGACAGGTCTAAAGGGTCAGAACCATAGAACCCTATATATCCCACTTCCTGGAGATACTGACAACAATAAGGTTGAGTTTAAGATGGATCCAGTTGAGACTTCTGTACAAGAAGCATCGTTTGAAAAATATCGTAAACAAAACCGTGATGATATTCTTGTAGCACACCAAGTTCCTATTTCTAAACTTGGAGGTTCAGATTCTGCTGCTATTGCTGCAGCAATGTCTCAAGATAGAACATTTAAAGAACAGGTTGCTAGACCAGCACAAGCACAACTTGAAAAAATGGTCAATAAGATTATTAAAGAAAAAACAGATATTCTTCAGTTAAAGTTTAATGAAATGACCTTAACGGATGAAATTGCTCAGTCTCAAATTATTGAAAGATATGTCAAGACTCAGGTTATTACGCCTGACGAGGCTCGTGAAATGTTAGATTTGCCACCAAGACCAGACGGTGACGGTAGCACTCCATTTACTATGACTCCAAGACAAGCAACAGATGCTCGTGCAAATTTAGCGGGTAACCGTGAAAGAGATGCCGAAAGAGCAAATAACGTATCTGACTCTCCTGCAACCATTGATGGAAGAAATCCACAAGGTGAAGGTAGAGCGTCTCAATAATTGAGAAAACATGTCAAAAGGTTTGCTATAATAATACTGCCATGACTATAAATAAAGCACACTGGACTACTGATGGCGACAATGTTCGCTTTTCGATGCCTATCGGAAAAGTCGACAAAGAACGCAGAATTGTTTCTGGCTTTGCGACACTAGATAATATTGATAAGCAAAACGACATTGTTACAACAGAAGCCAGCCTTGAAGCATTTAAGAAATTCCGTGGTAACTTACGTGAAATGCATCAACCTACAGCAGTAGGCAAAGTAGTTTCATTTAAGGAAGATCGTTATTTTGATCCAAAGTCAAAAAACTTTTATAGCGGTGTTTATGTTTCTGCATATGTTTCAAAGGGTGCACAAGATACTTGGGAAAAAGTTCTTGATGGCACACTAACTGGTTTTTCTATCGGAGGGAATATTACAAAGTCAATGGACTCTTACGATGAAGAACTAGAAAAGGCAATAAGAATTGTTAAGGAATATGAATTGCATGAATTATCTCTTGTAGATAATCCTGCAAATCAATTTGCTAATGTTGTTTCTATTGAAAAGGGACAAATTGGTGGATTCCTTGCAAAGACTGTAGTTGATACAGTTTATTGGTGCAACACTGATGATATTGTAAGACTCTCTAAAGAATCTGATGAATCATGTCCAACATGCAGCGGGTCAATGAAAAACATTGGCTTTGTTGAAGATCAGAATGATATTGATACCGTAAAGTTCTTAGTTGATAGTGCAAAAGGCATTAGGACAATTAAGATTACAAAGGAGGAAAATCCTATGACAGAAGAAACTGTTATTGCAGAAGAGACACTAGTTGTCGCAGATGCAACAAAAGTTGAAAATGTTGAGGTTGCTCCCGAGGCTCCAGCAGATAATGCTGTAGCAGAGGCTACTGAAGTTGTTGCTGAAGAAGCAGCAGCGGAAGAGCCAGTAGCAGAGGCAGTGGCAGAAGCAGATGCAGTTGTTGCAGACGCTCCTGTTGCTGAAGAAGCAGATGATGCAGTAGAAGCAGTTGTTAATGCAACAGCAGAAGTTGCAAAGTCTGTGGAAGAAATTAATAACTCTCTAACTAATGCCTTGAGCAATCTTGCTGATACAGTAAAGGCTATGCAAGCCAATGTTGAAGCAATTACAAAGTCTCTTGAAACAGTTACAGGCGAAGTAAAGTCTGTAGCAAGTGAGGTAAGCCAAGTAAAGAGCACTTTTAATGAGTTTGGAAAGCGAGTAGATCTTGTAGAAAAAGATACTGCTTTCCGCAAGTCTGGCGATCTAGGCGAGATCGTGCAGGAACCTGTACGTCAGGTTCAAAAATCCCTATGGGGCGGTCGTTTCCTCACAAATGCCGACCTATTTAGTTAAGGTATATTCACTTAGGAGGTGAACAATATGTCGGAACAAGAAATCGTAAAGAACTATCCAGGTTCTCCAACAGTATCGCACAACCACCAAGGTGATGGTGCTTTCGCTTCAGGTGATATCGGTGGTGCAACAGCAACCAACCCATCCACATCTGATATTGGTGCAAACTTGGGTAACATTGCTACTCCTGAATGGGGTGTAACTTCTGGTCCAAACGCAGTTAATCCAACTGGTACACCAGGAGGTATTCTCCTTCCAGAGCAGGCTCGCCGCTTCATCGACTATGTGTGGGATGCAACAGTTCTCGCCAAAGATGGTCGTAGAGTTACTATGCGAGCAAACACCATGGAACTTGAAAAAGTTAACGTGGGTGAACGTGTAATTCGTGCTGCTGCACAGGCAAACAACAATTATACAAACGCTGGTGCTACATTTACTAAGGTAGAACTCACAACCAAGAAGATTCGTCTTGATTGGGAAGTTTCAACTGAAGCACTTGAAGACAATATTGAAGGTGGTGCGCTTGAAGATCATCTAGTTCGCTTGATGACAAACGCATTCGCTAACGATATCGAAGACCTCGCTATCAACGGTGATGGTTCAACTGGCGACTTCCTTTCAATCATGGAAGGTTTCGTTCACAAAGTTGAAAATGACGGAGATGCTCACGAAGCAGCCGTTACAGTTACAGATGACAACTGGACTACAGAGGTAATGCAGGACATTATCCTTGCAATGCCACGTAAGTATCGTGCCCTAAAGCAGAACCTAAAGTTCTACGCAGGTACTGATGCATTCGCAGGTATTGTTAAGAACAACGGAACACTCGCTGACGCTATTGCTGAAGCATTTGCTCCACGTACTGGTGGTACAGAGCGTAACCGTCAAGACTATCTTGATGGTATGGGACAGACATTCGGTGGAGCACGTACAACTCGTGTTCTCGGAGTGGATGTTATGGAAGTTCCTTACTACCCAGCAGATTATGTCGACTTGACATTCCCTGCAAACCGTGTATGGGGTTTCCAGCGTGATATCACTGTAAACCGTGAATACAAGCCAAAGAAGGATACAATTGAGTATACCGTCTTTGTACGCTTTGGTATTCAATGGGAAGAACTTGATGCAGTTGCTTACGCAGATGCAGCAGTTGATCCAACCGCATAATAGTTTAAAAAACTAACCGATAGGGAGGGCAGACAAAAAATCTGTCCTCCCTTATCACTTAAGGAAATAAAATGTCATATCCAGGAAATCCAACAGTCTCACATCAACACGATGGCGATGGAGCAATTGCAGTAGGTGGAGTTGGTGGGGTAATGGTAATGGGTCCACAAGGTATGATTATGCAAACAAATGTATTAGGTAATATTCCAACACCTATATTTGGTGAAAATATAACAATATCTGGTACTCCAGCAGGAATAAGAAAACCACAAACATTAAGAGCAAGTAGAAAATAGTAATTCTGATATAATAGCAGTGGAGGATTTATGGCAACAACAAAAGAAGTAGTAGAAGAATTTTCAAAGAAAACTGTTCTTGAATTAAAGTCATATGCAAAAAAGAACAAAATTGATACTCTTGGAGCAACTACAAAGCAGGAATTGTTAGAGGCAATTCTTCCTTTTGTTCCTAGACAAGATGAAGAAGAAAGAAAAGCAGCAGCAATGACTCCAAAAGAAAAGGTAGCACTTTTCTCAAAAGGAAACATTTATTGGAACGGTGTGGGTAGCCTTGAAAAAGGATATAATATTGTCACAAAGGAGGCATCCGTAAAGTGGCTTACCAAGAAATCTGTTCGTGAAGCAACTCCAGCAGAGGTAGCCAAACACTACGGTAAGATCTAATGCAGATTCTACGTTTACCCCCATACCCACTGACCATCACATATGATGTGCCAGATGCTAATACAGAGTATCTATTAATTATTAATCAGGGTACAAGAAATGTTAATGAAGTAGAAGAAAATATAACATCAGATGCCAATGCTCAAATTAGTTATACTCTTTCTAATATGTTTAACTCGTATGATGAGTCATACTATTTAGCAATTTATTCTATTGTTGATGGGGAACAGGCAGAAATTGTAGTAGAAGACAATCTAGATATTGCTAGACCATATGTTAATCCAATTAGATTGGCTCAGACCAATGCAGATGGAACAGCAACAGATATTGCAAACTATACAGAGTGGGAAAATATAGCAAGAGCAATTATTGACTCTATAGTACCTGGCGGATTTTATTATGAGCGCTCTTGGTATGAAACAAATGGTAATGGATCAGATTACATGCCTATTTGGGACAGAACATACACAATTTTAAAAGCATACGAAAATAATCAACTTGTTTGGGATTATGATGCTACCCCACAAACACAAAACGATAGCCAATGGATTTATCTACTTAGCAAAGATAAAACATCCATTCTTAAAGAGTGGACCCAGATGGGCGATCAATCATATATTCGTCAAATAGGAACACCAAAAGGAGTTCCACTTGGAGAATCAGACTCAATCTATCTTTATGATACAGAAGATAGCACAGTAACTTTAGCAGTCGCACCTGGAGTAACATTTCCAGTAACATTTAATTATCTATTTCATTTAGAAACTGGCTATAAGGTTGTTCCATATGAAATTCAAGATGCTACAAAAATGTTAATTGAAGATATCAAGTGCGGTAAGATGGAATACCATAAGAGGTATATTACTAACTACTCTACTGATCAATATAAAATTCAAATTGATAAGTCTGCGTTAGAAGGCACTGGAAATATATTAGTAGATAAAATTCTACAGAAATACATAACAAACTTTGGCACTCCAGGAGTTTTATAATGAACTCTTGCGAGACAACAGATTTTTTATACCCAATGAAGGCTGATATTTATTATCCTATTATTACGCAAAATCAATACGGTCAGGCTAACAAAAATTGGGTATTTGACAGAACTGTTGTCTGCAATGCTACGCCAGTTGGCGGGGCAGGTACAGAAGAAATCAAGCCTGAAATATTTATTCAATATAAAGATAAACTAGTATCTAGAACAAAAAATGATCTTAGAGTATCATCAACTAATGAACCTTATGCAGAAACAAATATACTGATTACTAACATTAGAAGTTCTAACGATCTTATTATTTATAAAGAAACAGCAGGTCCAAGAACAGGTAAAGGAACTATCTATGAGGTTGGAACGCTAGAACCTTTTATTGGTCCATTTGGAGACATTGAGTATTATAAAATGATGTGGCGTAGATCAGATAATCAGGATGTTAATGACTAATGAGAGTATCACTGACTACTAACGATTTTGAAAAACAGATTTTAAATATTGCTAATTATTCTATTGGCTTTCTTGATGGGGTTAATAAGGGTAAAAAAATATTTTTAGATAATATGGGCAAAGGCGTTATATATACTTTAGGTAGATATATAGATGTTGAAGCAAAAGCAAATAGTAGCGCTTTACACCATGTTTATGAATGGTATCAAACTGGCAGCCCGTCAGCAAGATTATTTGATATTGACTATACCGTAAGCAATCTTGGATTATCAATTAATTCTACATTTAGACAATCAAGAACTGTTGCTGAAGACGGAACTGTTCCATTTTATAACAAGGCATCAATTATGGAAAATGGTATTCCTGTTTTAATTAAACCAAAAAGAACTGCATTAAGATTCAGAGCAGGCGGGGAAGAAGTTTTTACACGGAGACCAGTTAATGTTCGTAATCCTGGAGGAGAAGAAGTTCAGGGTTCATTTGAAAGAACATTTGATGAATTTATGAGAAATTATTTTACACAAGGATTTTTAAGAGCAAGCGGTCTAATTGATTATATATCTAATCCTAGAATATACAAAAAGAATTTTGCCGCTGGAGCAAAAGGCGGTAAGAGCGTTGGAGTATCTACTGGATTTAAATGGATTACAAATGCAAAGGTTGAGGTAGAATAAGATTATGGCAAATGTAAATCAAACAGCGTTTCCTCCATATTATGTTAATAAATATATTAATGGTCAACTTACAGACTTCGGTATCTTGAGTGGATATGAACAAATGATTCCTATTTTTCCAACAAGTCCAACAAATATAGAGGATGTTTTTAAAAATTATATCGGAGCGCCTGGAGTTGGAGATCCTCTGCTTATTCAATATGAGCGTCTTGTAAGATTTAGGGTTGGTCCTTTTTATCCCCGCAAACGTGAACAACTAATCTATTATTTATATTGCACAGACTTAAGCAAAGTATCTGACGCACATAGAATTATAACTGACTGCATGGATCGTGAGGACGCTTCTGCTCAGGACTTAAATAAATGGATAAATAACAATCCAGCCGAATTTCCAGATGGACGAAATGTATTTTTTCACAATAGCCGTGTTTATCAGGCAGATGAGACTAGAGATATCCTAGAACTAGCCTCAGCCAGGACGGTATATTCAAATAAACTGATTATTGAGTATGATTATCACTCTTCCCAATCCTACTATAATTAAAAATGCTGTTATACTTATGGTGAGGAAACCCGCCAAAAACTTCATATAGATTCTATTGAAAGTAGAGGTGAAAAAATATGGCATATACTCGTGGTACATCGACCAACATTATCGTTGGTGCAGCCGCTCTCTTTGTTGCTGATACAACATTGACAGCAGGTACATTGCCTGCATTCGTATCATCTGAATCATACAAGGAAACCCTTGCTGATGATGTAGATTTTACAAACGTAGGTTATACCATGAACGGTCTTGAATTGCAGTTCCAACCAGACTTCGGTGAAGTACAGGTTGACCAGATTCTTGACGTTGCTAAGTTGTACAAGCAGGGTATGCAAGTAAATCTTGCAACTGCTTTTGCTGAGGCTACCCTTGAGAACCTTCTCTTGGCTCTTGCTTACAATTCTGATGATCTATCAGGAACAAAGTCCACTTCAGCAGGACAAACTCTTAACCTCTCAGCAGGTGACATTGGAGAATGTCCAGTTGAGCGTGGAATTGTTGCTGTTGGACCTGGAACTGGAGACTGCGCTGACTCTGCATATGTAGAGCGTGTTTACGCAGCATATCGTGCACTCTCAATTGAGAATGTAACAGTATCCGCAAAGCGTGATGAACCTTCGATGTTCGAAGTTTCCTTCCGTCTTCTTCCTGAAGATGCTTCAGCGTCATACGGTAAGATCGTAGATCGTACTTGGACCCCAGCATCATAATAATCTTAAATTAGATTAACGACAAGCCCACCCATGCGGTGGGCTTTGTTGTTGTGATAGAATAGATAAAATGGCTACAGAAGTATATGGTAAAGATAATATATTTTTGATTGACGGTAGAGAGTTAGAAATAATTCCTCTTAAGATTAAATATCTAAGAGAATTTATGTTAGAGTTTCAGTCAATGAAAAATGCAACAAATGATGATGAGGCTATAGAAGTCTTAACTAAGTGTGCCTGTATTTGTATGAAACAATACTATCCTGAAATAGCAAAAAATGCAGATGACTATTTAGATCTTCCTACTGTTTATAAAATTATTGATATTGCTGCTGGTATTAAAATAAATAAAGAAGTTGATGATTCTGTTAAAGATCAAGCCATACAAAAAGGATCTACCTGGCAAGAGTTAGATTTAGCAAAGTTAGAGGCTGAAGTATTTGTGCTGGGTATTTGGAAAGATTATCAGGAACTAGAGTCTTCATTATCTATGCCAGAACTTATGGCTACTCTTGGAAGTAAAAGAGAACTAGACTATGAGGAAAGAAAATTTTTAGCAGCAATTCAGGGCATAGATTTAGATGGAGCATCTGACCCACAACGTGGTCAAAAAGAGTGGGAAGACATGAAAGCCAGGGTATTTAGTAAGGGTGCTACAAGTGATAGTAATGATGTATTAGCCTTACAAGGACAAAATGCAAAAAAATATGGTTTTGGAATTGGTATGGGATTAGATTACGAAAATTTAACGTAATAAGCCCTTATCTGATATAATTAACATAACCTAATTAGGAGGTAAAATGGCAACGACTAAGCACGAAACTCAAGAACTAGTACTGATGGATGGTACAAAAATCGAAGTTCGTCCTTTAAAAATCTCTCTTCTTCGTCCTTTTATGAAGAAGTTTGAGGGTGTTGCGGCAGTGGCGGATGATAATGAAAAGTCAATGACTCTTCTTATTGAATGTGTAAAAATCGCTATGGAACAGTATAAGCCAGAATTGGCAGATACTGCAAAACTAGAAGAGGTTCTAGATTTGCCAACTGTCTATAAGATCGTAGAGGCTGCATCAGGTGTAACACTTGCTACAGTCGCTGACGCTCTTTCAGCAACAGAATAAAACTTAAGAACGAGGTGTAAATAAATGGCTGACGTTAATGCTAATATTGGCGTTAATATTGATACGACGCAAGCATTAGCGCAACTTAAGTCGTTACAACGTCAGATATCTCAATTTCACAGTTCTATTGCAAAAAGCAGTGAAACTGCTGCATTAGCACAGCGGGATCTGCAGAGAAACTTCATCAATAGTGTAAATTCTCTTGGTGCCTTCTCTGCAGAACTCCGTACTGTTAAAACTACTTCGGAGTCATTTACTGATTCATTAGAAAAAAATAAGTTTTCAATGCGTGAATACTTCCGCTATGCGGGAGGCGCAACAAAAACATTTGGCAAATTATTCAGGTCTGAATTTGACACAATCGGCAAGGTAGCCGAAGATCGTGTTAAGAAACTACAAACACAATACATTAAACTAGGTCGTGATACTACTGGTGCGATGAAGGCTATCGCAGTAATTCCAAACGAATTAGATATGAAGAATTGGTCTACACAGACCCAAATTGCAGCACAAAGACAGGCTTTATTTAATCAGTTAGTCAGACAAGGATCTACAAATCTTCTAAACTTTGGTAAGAATACGCAATGGGCTGGTCGCCAGTTGATGGTTGGTTTTACTTTACCTCTTGCTACTTTGGGAACAACTGCTGCAAGAACATTTATGGAAATGGAAGCAGCAGCACTTAAGTTTAGAAAAGTATATGGAGATTTATTTACACCAAAAGCAGAAACACAACAAGCGCTTGCTGATATTACTGCCCTTGGGGAAATGTTTACAAAATATGGAATTGCTGTATCTGATACTGTTGGTTTAGCAGCAGAAGCAGCAGCAGCAGGTTTCCAGGGTATAGATTTACAGCGACAGACTACACAAGCAACACGACTTTCTGTTCTTGGTCAAATTGAAAACCAGAAGGCTCTTGAGACTACAATTTCTTTGCAAAATGCATTTAAAATGTCGTCTGAAGATCTTGCTGGATCCATTGACTTTCTTAACGCAGTAGAAAACCAAACAGTCGTATCTCTTGATGATATTACAACTGCTATTCCTAAAGTTGCTCCAGTTATTCAACAACTTGGCGGAGATGTAAAAGATTTAGCATTCTTTATGGCAGCCATGAAAGAAGGCGGTGTTAATGCATCAGAAGGTGCAAACGCACTCAAGTCTGGTCTTGCATCTCTTATTAATCCAACTGAAAAAGCAGCAGAAATGCTTGCAAGTATGGGTATTAATATTAAAAAAATTGTTGAGGCAAATAAGGGAGATCTTAAAGGAACAGTAATTGCTTTTGCACAGGCTCTAGACACACTTGATCCATTAACTCGTGCTCGTGCTATTGAACAGTTATTTGGTAAATTCCAGTTTGCTCGTCTATCTACTTTGTTTGATAATGTTACAAATCAGACTGGTCAGGCTGCTCGTGTACTTGATTTAGCAGGTACATCAATTGAAGATCTTGCTGCACTATCTGAGTCAGAATTAGGAATGACTGCTGACTCTGCTATGAATAAATTCCGTAAGTCTGTAGAAGACTTAAAAATGTCTTTGATTCCAGTTGGTCAAACATTTTTAGAAGCAGTCACACCAATTGTAGAATTTATTGGTGGCATATTAGAGAAGTTTAACAACCTTTCATCTGGAGTAAAGAAAGCAATTGTAGTACTAACAGTTGCTATTGGTGCTATTGGTCCAGTTGCACTTATGACATTTGGTTTGCTTGCAAACGGACTTGCAAACATTGTCAAGGGTGCAATGATTCTTCGTAATGGATATTTAAGATTAACTGGTCAAACACAAATACTTGGAGAACAAACAGATTATTTGACAATGGAGCAGGTTAACGCTGCTGCTGCTTCACACTCCCTTGATCAGTCACACGCAAGACTAACACAAACATTTACCGCTGAAGTTGGAGCAATTAATCAATTAATCCAGGCTTATCGTGCTGCTGCAAATGCTGGGGCACAGTTTGCAATGCAAAATCCTGGAATGATGATACCACCAAGGAAATATAATAATGGTATAACAGTAGTTCCTGGAAGTGGCAATAGGGATACAGTTCCCGCAATGCTTACTCCTGGAGAAGCAATTATTCCAAAAGATAGAGCAAAACAATATGCACCACTAATTCAAGGAATGATTGCTGGAAATATTCCAGGATTTATGGCAGGTACTGTTAGTGTTGGTGGAAGTTCAACAGGATTAGACTTTGCTAGACGAGATACTGCTGCTAAAGCACAAAAACTTATTGATGCAATGCTTGCAGAGGGTATGGGTATTGAAAATGCATTAGAAATTGTTCAAGAAACTTTATCAAGAATGGCAAATGATACTAAGATTAGTATTGGATCATTTACCAGAGAACTAGACCTTGTTACAAAAGAATTAACTGGATCTGTTATTCCAAAAGAAGTATTTCTTGCTGCTGGCAGAGGAGAAAGAAAGTTTAGTGCTGGACAAACTAATGTTGGCACAATGGAGCAGCAAGTAGCAGGAAATGCTGCTCTAGAAGAAGAATTAGTTAGAGCAAAAGAATCTAGCCGTGTAGCACAAGAAGCAATTCGTGAATACTATACAGAACTTGGTATAGATTTAACAAAAACAGATAAGAAAACACAAAATGTTTTAAATGCTATTGCTCAGTCTGGAGAAGTTCATAGAGCACATGTTATTGAAATGCAAGATAATATTGATAAAATGTTTGATGAAGCATGGGATCCAAATGCTTGGATTGCACAATCATCAACTTTAAATCAAGTAAGCAATATTCTAGATTCTTCAACATCTACTCGCAATGAATATTTAAAAAATCTTGAAGAGATAAATGCTGATGAAACAATTGTTAAATCTATTAGAGAAAAAATTACTAATAATATCGCTTTAACTGAACAAGAATTAATGGTTCAAAAACAAGTCCTTGAGCGTATGCTTTCATCAACAGACTCAATGGCAAAACTATCTACATCATTTATTCCACAGGCAAAGGGAGCCATTGCTGCTACAGATTATTTAATGCAAAATCCTGCACAACAGGCTGGTGTTGGATATAGAACAGAACAGCAAAGACAAACTGCTAGACAAACGCTTACACAGGCAAGATTTAGAGGTCAGCAGTCATTTGCTCCAGTTACAGCAGCAGCGCAAGATATTGTAAATCAAACAGTAATGGCAACAGCGCAGGCTGCACAAACACAATCTCCATCTAAGAGAACTATTCCAATTGGAGAAGATATTGCTCGTGGTCTTTCTGTTGGAATGATGAATCAGGCTGACGATGTTGCAATGGCTGCAGGAGCAGTTACACAGGGTGCAGTTACACAAATGAGAGACACTGGTCTCTTGGGTCCAGGAGGCAAACCACTTCGTGTACCAGTTACACCAAGTGCCCCAATATCTAACGTAACGCAAGGTTCTGCTATTAATCAAGAAACAAAGAAGGCAATTGAAGGGGAAATAGCAGCACGTAAAACAATGCAACAGCGTATGGACTCAATGAATAGAGTTCTTATGACTGGAACATTTGCTCTAACAAGTCTTGCAGGTGCTGGCTCAATGGCTGGCGGTAAACTTGGAGAATTATCTCAAGCAGTATTTAAATACTCTGGTCTACTATTTGCATTAATGTCTGTAACCCAACTACTAACACAGCAAAAAATATTAGAATTGGCTGCTACTAGAGCAGCAACAGCAGGTCTTCTTGTTCAAAATATTAGTACAAAGAAGTTTAGTATGGTTCCAGGATTATTTGCTGGTGGACTTAAAAAAATTATTCCTAACCTATTAAGATTTGGCGGTATTATTGCAAGATTCTTAGGTCCAATAGGTA